AATTTTAAAGTCGGAAAATAGCGTGAATAAATAACAGTATGGCGATTAAACTTTTTGGTTATACCCTGCTCTCACAAAATGAAATTCTAAATCGGGGTGTGTCTCCGTCATTGGTGCCCCCCAAGAATGACGACGGCGCCGCCACGGTAAATGAAAATGGCATGGGGGTCTTCGGTGGCTATTCTGTAGACTTTGATACCTATTCCGCCTACACCAACGAAATCGATCTCATCAATCAATATCGCGACCTCGCTCTCCAACCTGAAGTGGATGAGGCCATCAGCGACATTATCAATGAGATGGTCATTCGGGATGATGGCGATTCGCCGGTGTCGATGAATGTCGATGCACTTCCCAAAGTCTACGACGAGACGTTCCGTCAGCAGTTACTCAAAGAGTTCGAATACGTCATTGATCTGCTGCATTTCAAGGAACGCTGTCATTCCATTGCGCGCCAGTTTTATGTCGATGGTCGGTTGTATTACGATCTGATGATTGACGAAACCCGCCCTGAGAATGGTATCGTCGAGTTGCGTAATGTGGATCCACGCACCATTCGTGCGGTGCGTGAAATGCGCGATATGTGGCATCAAGAGACGGGTGCCCGGCTAACGGAAGTCGTGGATCAATACTATGTGTATAATCCAATGGGCTTCCGCAACATGGCCAATATTGGGTCGGGGCCCGGTGTCAAAGTGGCGAAGGATCGCATCGCCTACGTCAACTCAGGCATCTATACCCCCGGCAACGTGACGGTGCTGTCATCGCTCCACAAAGCGATCAAGCCCTTCAATCAGTTACGGATGGTGGAAGACGCCACCGTCATCTATCGTATTACTCGTGCCCCTGAGCGTCGGGTGTTCTACATCGACGTGGCGGATCTTCCTACCGCCCGGGCGGAGCAATACGTCAACGCAGTGGCCACTCGCTATCGCAACCGCGTAGTCTACGATAGTCATACCGGCGAAATCCGCGATGACCGCAAGATTCAGTCAATGCTCGAAGACTTCTTCCTCCCGCGACGTAGCAATGGTCGGGGCACCGAAGTGACGCAACTACAGGGTGGTCAGAACCTTGGTGAGATGCAGGATGTTGATTACTTCCGTAAGAAGCTCTATCGTGCACTGGGTGTCCCCGCATCGCGGTTGGAGTCGAGTGGCGGTGGCTTCCAGTTGGGTCGCACCACGGAAATCACCCGAGATGAAATTCGGTTCTCGCGGTTTCTGCAACGACAACGCGACAAACTTGCGACGTTGTTTGATGAGGTGCTTCAGCGCCACCTGACCCTCAAAGGGATCATTCGCTCACAGGAACAGTGGCGTCAGTTGCGTCACTTTATTCGGTATGAGTTTAATACCGACTCGTATTTTGCCGAACTCAAGAAGGTCGAAGTGCTCAAGGAACGACTGAACGTCGTACAGCAACTCGACCCCTATGTCGGGAAATACTTCTCGGAGCAATATGTGCGCGATCATATTCTTCGCTTGACTTCGGAAGAGCAGGATCAGATTAAGTTAGATATTGAAGAGAACCCTCCCACACCGCCTGCGGGGATGGAGGGGGCTGCTCCCAGCGTCGGTGATGCTGAGCCGGCAGCCCCGACCACTCCCGCCGGTAAGTCGGAACCTTTGGGGGTCGAACCCGAGCCGGATGCCGAGGAATTCTTTTTTGGGGATACCTTAGCAAAAGAGTAGTCATTACATATTTTCTAAATAGAGTAGAGGCAAATCATGGCATCACCTGTCGAGTTATTGCGAGCAATTCGTGCGAAGGATTTCGTGGAAGCGAAGGAACAATTTTCCGCGATCATTCAAGATAAAATGCGGGCCGTGTTGGCGCGTGAATATCAAGACACCGCGAAGACACTTATTACCAAGAAGTAGGATATATGGCGTATACACAAGTTCAAGTTATCGCAGACACGGACCGACGCCATGTGGTCAAGCGGGTCAACTTCGCCAACAACGAAACCAGTGCACTAGTCGTCAATGCCGCCGCGTTAAGCTATGCGGTAGTGCAGGTCACGACCGATGCGTCGGCCAACAACTTCAAGGTGGGTGAGACGGTCAACTCCAGCAGTGGAGGCACCGCGACGGTGCAGGATGTGTTTAGCCCCACTCAGATTAATTTGATTAACGTGGTGGGTGCGTTTGCGGATAACGACACGATCACGGGCACCACATCTCTACGAACTCGCACTCAAGACGGGAACGTGACACCGGATACGTATGTGCTGCAAGTTGCGCGGATTCTGTATGATGTGGGCACCGGTAACGGTGAAGTGGTTGAACTCATATGGGAAGGCACAGGCGGGGGTGCGAATAACCGCACCATTGCGGCGCTTACTGGCCGTGGAGTTTTAGAATTCGATTCGCAGGCCGCACGGATTCCCAATAATGCCAACACACCGACCGGCAATATTATTCTTACCACCAACCACGTCAATAGTAAGTCGCACTATACACTGGTGTTGGATATCAACAAATATAGCGGCTATGCCCAACCTTATCTCCAACGTAACGTGTTAGGACGCTACTAATATGGCACTCAAACTCATTACCGAAACCGTCGCGAATGTGCGCACCCTCATCGAAGCGGTCGAGGCCGGCCCTGCGGTGAACTACTTCATCGAAGGCATCTTCATGCAGGGCAACAAGAAGAACCAGAATGGTCGCGTCTATCCGACCGAAACACTGGTGCGCGAGATGCTCCGCTATCGGAAGGAATACATCGACCGCAAGCGGGCGTTCGGTGAGTTAGGTCACCCCGACAGCCCGACCGTCAATCTGGATCGGGTGTCGCACATGATCACTGATCTGCGACAAGAAGATAACAACTTCGTGGGGAAAGCCAAAGTGATGGTGCATACTCCGATGGGCAACATCGTCAAAGCCTTGATTGATGAGGGGGCTGAACTCGGTGTCTCGTCTCGCGGATTAGGATCTCTGCGCGACGTGGATCAGGGCATTATGGAAGTTCAGGACGATTTCTACTTCTCAACGGTGGATATTGTGGCTGATCCTTCAGCACCCGACGCCTTTGTGCGTGGTGTGATGGAGGGGAAAGCGTGGGTATGGGAAAGTGGTGTATTGAAGGAATGTGCGGTGTCACAGATCGCACAGACCATTGAGCAAGTACATCTGCCGACTGTCTCTGCGGAAGAGCGGTCGTCGGTGTTAGTAGAGTCGTTCAGTCAATTCCTTACGGCGCTTCGCCAAGGGGTTCAGTCAAACATTCGGTAACGCTAAATAAACATTAGCGTTGTTTACCTTTTAAGCGAGGATTCATATGGCAACACCAGAGAAGCTGTTATCAGTTACAAATGCTGAAAAGCACGACAAGCTTGATGCGAACAAGGAAGATGCGAAGGTTCAAGAGGTCGGTGGGCCTGAGCCAACGTGGTCAACCGCAAACTACGCCAATTTCAAGTTTGATGCGGCTGTTGGTGTGTCACCCGACTCGTCGATTCCAACGGAAGTAGACGCAGAGAAGACCGACAAACTCCAAGAAGCCGAACACTGCTCGTGCGGGAAAGAGCCGTGCGAATGCGACTCGCTGAAGGAAGAAGACGGCGACGACGACGAGAAGAAGGATGACGAGAAGAAAGACGTTGTCGCGGAAGAGGGCGGAATGGATGAGAAGCCCAAGACCGCTGACGAACTGCGTCAGGATGCACCCGCGATGAAGGTCGATGAGGCCGACACCGACGAAGATCTCGCTGACGATACGGGCGACGAAACTCTCGATCTCAACCTCGCCGATCTGATGGACGACGAAGACGGTGAAATGGTTGAACTCTCCGGTAGCGAAGAGGAAGTCTCTGACGAAGAGATGCCTGCTGCCGAAGATGAAAAGGAAATGCCTGACTTCACCCCCGAATCAGACGATATGGTGTGGCAGGATGACGAAGACGAGATGAAGGTCGAAGTCGCCGATCAAGACGTTGACGCTGAGAAGAAGGCGGATGACGAGATGGTTGCTGAAGCTGAAGAGGCTGACGCTGCCAAGGAAGACGAAAAGAAAGACGACGAGATGGTCGCTGAAGCCGAGGATGAAGACGCCAAGGATGCCGAGATTAAGGATGTCGTCACCGAGGAAGATGAAGAAGAAGACAAGGCGAGCGACAAGAAAGATGCGGAGCCCATGGCCGAAGGTAAGCTGAAGATTTCGTTCAAGATGGACGAAGCGAAGAAGCTCTTCGAAAACAACACCGTGCTGACCGAAGAGGATAAGCGTCAGTCACGAGCGTTGTTCGAAAGTGCCGTGCGTTCCGTCGCCCAGCAAGTCGGTCAGCAACTTCAGGAAGCCTATCAAGCTCGCTTCAATGCCGCGAAGAAGCAGCATGAAGCGAAGGTCGCCGGTCAGCTTGACCGTTATATGTCGTATGTGGTTGAGCAGTGGGCGAATGACAACAAGGTTGCCCTTCAGAACCAACTGCGTAACCGTCTGTCGGATAGCTTCATCTCGGGTCTCCAGAAGCTGTTCGTGGAACACTACGTGGAAGTGCCGCAGTCGAAGATCAACGTAGTCGAAGCGTTAGCGAAGAACGTCAAGTCGCTGAAGACCAAGTTGAAGGATGCGGAAGCCAAGAGCGTGAAGCTCCATGAGGAGTCACGTCAAGCAGTACAGCGTGAACGCCTCGCGCTGAAGAAGGAACACAAGTCGCGGTTGATTGCGGAAGCCGCGAGTGCTGTGACGGCATCGGATCGTGGTGCGTTTGTGGAACGTGCGAACACGGTGAAGTTTGCGGGTACCAAAGAGTTCAAGAAAGATTTGATTGCTCTGCGGGAACAGTACTTTGGGGCCAAGAACTCGGTTGGTGAGCGACCGAGCAATGAGCCCGTTGCTGCTCCTTTGTTTGAGACGAAGCAAGCCGGTGCATCGAGTGTAGATTCCTACACGAAGATCGCGGATCGTCTCACAGGGCGATCATAAACGCTCAGTTCAGTTAACCATTAGTTTACTTAGGAGTAGTTACATGTCAATTCTTAGAAGCAATTTAGAGAAAAAGTGGGCGCCCCTGCTAGACCATAAGGGTATGCCTAAGATCAAGGATTCGTACCGTCGCGCAGTGACGGCCATCGTGCTTGAGAACCAAGAGACCGAGGCGCGTAAGGCGGCTGGTATCAATGGTGACCTCCTGACCGAGTCGGTGCCCACGATGTCATCGACCACGGGTGGTTTCGGTTCGGGCGCATCCAGCCCTGTTGCTGGTTTCGATCCGATTCTGATCGCTCTCGTGCGTCGGTCGATGCCGAACCTGATTGCGTATGATGTCTGCGGTGTGCAGCCGATGTCGGGTCCCACGGGCCTGATCTTCGCGATGCGCTCACGCTACGGTGCGACGGACGGCGACGAGGCTCTGTATCAGGAAGCCAACACCGCTTGGTCAGCCGCGGGTCAGGGTGGTACGCACAGCGCGAATGCCAACCCGTTCTCGGCTTCGTTCGGAACCTCATCGGGTGCGAACACCGCGTTTGGTGAGTCACTCGGTGTTGCGAACAGCACCGGTGGTCTCGAAGCGACCAACGCTATCCCGCAGATGGCATTCAGCATTGAGAAGGTTACTGCAACCGCAGTGACACGCGCCCTCAAGGCTGAGTACTCAGTGGAAATCGCGCAAGACCTGAAGGCGATCCACAACCTCGACGCAGAGTCGGAACTCGCAAACATTCTCTCGGCTGAAATCCTCGCGGAAGTCAACCGTGAAGTTGTTCGCAGTATCGGTTACTCAGCGGCGAACGGTGCTGCTCAGACGGCGACCCCCGGTACCTTTGACCTCGATGTGGACAGCAACGGTCGCTGGTCAGTTGAGAAGTTCAAGGGTCTGTACTTCCAGATCGAGCGCGAAGCGAACGCTATCGCCAAGCAGACGCGTCGTGGTCGTGGTAACATCATCATCACCTCGTCGGATGTGGCTTCAGCCCTCGTCTCAGCGGGTGTGCTGGATTACGCACCCTCGATGCAAGCCGATCTGAACGTTGACGATGCCGGCAACACGTTTGCTGGTACGTTAATGGGTCGCTACAAGGTGTTCGTGGATCCGTATGCGCCGAATGGTGCAGCGGCCGAATACTTCGTGGTCGGTTACAAGGGTACCTCACCCTATGATGCGGGTTTGTTCTACTGCCCGTACGTGCCGCTCCAGATGTATCGTGCGGTTGACCCCAATAGCTTTGTTCCCAAGATCGGATTTAAGACCCGCTACGCGCTGGTCTCGAACCCGTTCTCGAAGGGTACGGCTGGGGCGTCGAACGGTACCATCGAAGAGGGTGTGAATCAGTATTATCGGCGCGTAAAAGTCGCGAATTTGTTCTAGAAATAGGACACTTTTGGTTTGGGGGGAGGGGCAAGGGAAACCTTGCCCCTTTCTTTTTGCTAAATATAGAAAAGGTTATTTAGATGCTAATATATCATCAACATCATATCGTACCTAAACACGCCGGTGGAACAGATGATCCATCAAACTTGATCAAACTTACTATAGAAGAACATGCCGAGGCACATCGCATATTATGGGAACAGCATGGTCGCATTGAAGATAAGTTAGCATGGCTCATGTTGGCCGGAAAAACCGATGAGGCGGAAACCGCCCGTATTGAACTTGCAAGAGAAACTCAAAATCGTCGATGGAGTATCCCTGAAGCACGACAAAAGCAGTCAGAACGAATGAAAGGAAATTCGTATGGAGTTGGTCGTGAATGGGTTCCTACTGTCGAAACTAAGGGGAGAATATCCGCAGCCCAAAAAGAGCGGTATAAACAGAATCCACATCTTCGTATACGGTCGTTACATACGGAAGAAACGAAACGTAAGATTAGCGAGAGTAAGAAAGGAACTCGTCTAACAGAAGAAACCAAACAAAAAATCAGCGATGCCAATACAGGTCGCAAACAAACCGACTACCAGAAGCAACGTGCCCGTGAGGCCAACGCCGCGACATGGGAAGTCATCACTCCCACCGGCGAGACACTCATTATCACCAACCTGCGCCAGTTTTGTCTCCAGCATTATCTCAGTCAAGGAAACCTCGTAACGTTTGGTCACACCAAAGGCTACCGCGCCACCAAACGCCCCACCTAAATACTACTATGAGCACTCTGTCTCTTCCAACCGATACATTCAACCTGTTCCCCGCTGACGCACTCGGTCATGTGATGCAATTTGCTCGCATGCCGATGACGACGTTCACTGTGCAAGAAGTCAACTTGCCGTCGGTCACCGCCCGCTCAGCGATGGTGGGTGCGCCGGGGATGAACATTCGACATCTCCCCGACCGTCTCACCTACGATCCTCTCTCCGTTACCTTTCTTGTGGATGAAGAGTTTCGGGCGTGGCGCGAACTGTATTCGTGGATGTACGGCATGACGGGCGGACCGGATCGCAGCGTCGTGACGGCGGAGTTTATCGAGTCACAAGTCAACTTTGTCTATCCCGAGAAACCCTCCGCCCAACTCGATAAGGCGGGGCGCACCACGGCGGGGTTAACGATTCTCAACGCCGCCAAAATTCCCATGTTGCGATTCATCTTTCATAATGTCTATGTCACGTCATTGGGGCAGGTACAGTTTTCGACGACTGCGCTCGATCCCATCGTTCCGTTGACATGCCAAGCCACGTTTGACTACGACTACTATTCGGTCGTGGAAATTCGTCGGTAAGTGATATACTAGCGTCACGATGACACTAGAAACATTACATGCCGAATGGGCGAAAGATCAAGATCTCGCCCTTGACCGACCCGACAAAGCCATTCGAGATGTGCCGCTCCTTCACGCCAAGTGGTGGCGCTATTACACCGATGAACGTCAACGCTATGTGCTGCTGAAGCAAGAGCATGATAGTTTACGTCACGCCAAGTTTGAATGGTATCTCGGTCGGTTGGATGATGTCGAACGCGAGAAACGCGGGTGGCCGCTTCAGCATCTGCGGATCGTGCGACCGGAAGTCGATATTTATTTGAATAGCGACACCGACCTACATCCCTATACCGGCAAACTGGAAGTACAAGAAATCAAACTCAAGTTCATCGAAGACGCGATCAAGCACATCAACGGTCGTGGGTATCTCATTCGCTCCTACGTTGATTATTTGAAGTTCTCCCAAGGCTCGTAAGCATGGCCGATATTATTCTTGCTCCCTTGAACCACACATTC